GCTTGCTGGGGTATGATAGTTTCTATGCGTTCCAAGGACGGTACGCCGTCACGCAAAAGCGCATCATGGGACATAATTCATTTCAACAGATCGTCGGGTTCAAGAACCTCGATGAACTAACATGGCGCATCGAAAACTTTTCCTATCGGGTGCTCAAAAAAGACTGCCTCGATCTGCCCGAAAAAATCTACACCGCTCGATACGTCAACCTGACCGACGAGCAACTGAAGATGTACAACCAAATCAAAGAGCAGGCTCTCTTGCTCCTCGATAACGGGGACCTCGTGTCTGCACCCGCGGTCATTACCCAGCTTCTCAGGCTGCAACAGATTATGTCCGGACACCTCAAGACAGATGACGGCGACATCCTGACCTTTAAGTCATCGCGCATGGATGCCCTGACCGAGATCATGGATGAGCATGACGGCAAAGCAATCATCTGGTCTCGCTTTCGATACGACATCCAACAGATCACAGCCATGCTGAACGAGAAGTTCGGAGCGGGGTGTGCCGCATCATACTACGGCGATACGTCCGACGATGAACGCAACCGCATAGTTCAAAACTTCCAAGACCCAAACCATCCGCTCAAGTTTTTCGTGGGCAATCCAGCAACCGCTGGGTACGGCCTGACGTTGACCGAAGCAAACCTCGTGGTGTACTATGCAAACGACTTCAATCTGGAAACTCGGATCCAATCAGAGGACCGCGCCCACCGGATCGGACAAAAGAATAACGTGACCTATATCGATCTGATTACCGAAGGCACAATCGACGAACGGATCGTCAAGGCTCTTCGAGCAAAGATCGATATCGGCGCAAAGGTACTAGGCGAGGAAGCAAAAGAATGGCTAAGTCTAAATCCCACGAAGAAGTAATCGAAGCAATCTGCGATTACAAAAAAGGATGGACCAACCTGAAAAGCGCAAAGGAGGAGCTCGGTGAACTAGCTGGGCTCTCCCCCGATATAGCAGGGGCGCTGCTCAAAAATATGAAGCGCAGCAACGTCACACAAATACGCGGGTACTCTAAAGAAAAAGACTACCAAATCGCAGGGAAAAAGGGAAAGCCTAACGAGGCAAAAAAATAACCCCAACCGTTGCAGTGCGAAACCTAGCCGGGTCGGGGTTAGTTTATGAGGGCAAATAAGGCCACAGGCGTGAACCTATTCGAGCAGTAATCAAATTGTAGCAGAGTTTTCTAACTCTGCATAGGCTTTTCTAACTAAAACAGACAGTTGTCGAGCCATGTTCCTCTGTTCTTTGCCAGCCATCTCACGAAGCATCTCGTGATCATCGAGCAGCATAGCCACGTTTCTAAACTTAGGCAGTGGCGGCTCGAGCTTTTGTTTCTTAGCCATAAGTAATCCTCTAAAAGTTGTCGCCCACAGGTAGCACACATGTGGGCGACACGCAAGTTACGTCTCGTAGTAGTACATCGTCTCTGTTCCCACGTTATCCATGGTCTTCAGAGCCTTCTTGATGTTCTCCTCAGAGGCACCCACAAGCTCAGACAACTCTCTCAAGCTATATAAGTCAGGCGCATCGCCATCCCCCATCGCCTTTCGAAGGTTGTTATGCAAACTTGCAACTTGGTCCTGCGGACCCACGCTCTGGGCCTTGATAACCCGCCACGGCGTGTCTCCTTTGACATCTCCCGAGTTCGGGATCATGACAGCGCGTGTCTCCAACCCCTCCTCGAGGTCAAAGGCTTTCACCACCTTGGCAGGGATAAAGCACCGCTCTCCCTCGTCAGTAATCCCAAACGCTGTTTGAGTTTCCATTATGTCCAAGACAATAACCGATGCCTCTTTCAAGATGTCGTTAAAAATTGGGTTCGTATAGTTCGCCATTTGCTTCTTTCTCCTTTAGGTAATTTAGTTCGTCTACTAGCTGCTCGATCCTCGGATCTGCGGTTTCTTCCCACAGTATGTCATCGATCTGTTTATCTAATTCTTTAATCCTCGTCGGGATGTACGTTAGAAACGGGTTCATCTTTACTCCTTGGCAATCCGTATCTCGATTTAATCTGACGTAATGACTTGATCGTCAGACCCATGATGTCAGCCGCATCGTTCAAAGACATCTCACGTTGCAGCAACTTGTTTAGCATCGCCGCATCCTTGGATAACGACAACTTCGGACGCCCACCCTTATTCACGCTGGTGTGCTTCTTAAACCCGTTCAACGCGCTGTTGCTAACCCCACCATTCCAACGCGGGTTTACCACCTTGTCCTTGATGTTCTGAGCCAACCATGCCTGTCGATACAAATCCTCGTACTTAATGCGCTCAAACTCTGTCATATCAGTTTTCCCGCCTCTCGAAGGTTCTTGACGTAAGTGTCAAGCTCCTCACGCGCAGCAAACAACTCTCGCTGCACGTTGGGCCGCGCATCACTGCGATACCGCTCGTCCTGCAACGCATCAACCTGACGCTTGAGCCAGCTTAATTGTGCCGATTGAAATGTCGTTAAGTCTTGATCACCCATTGTCTACCTCCGGTCTAGCTCGAGGACGAACGATCCTCGAAACCTCTTCTGTCACTTCGCAAAACATCATGATGTTGTTACCATACAAGTCATAAAGCTCCTCGTACAAGGGCATCGCTACGTCGTTCTGCAATACCTCCTGACAATGGTCCTCGTTCTCGAACCAAACCACCGTCTCAAGCTCCTTGCCTTGCACCTCATAATGCAAAACCAACGCTGTGAAATATTCAATCATCATTCACCTCCTCGTTTTCGTCATGCGTATCAATGCCCGTAAACTTTATCGTGCAGCCGCCGTTCTTACCAAAATCAAACGATACATACTCAAAGTCTACCCGACCTCCGCTGATCGATCTGATGCTGGAACACCAGCTTTCAAACTCCTCCTCAGTCATCACCAATCACTCCCGAACACCTTGCGAAAGATTTCATCCAACATTCGATCCATCTCCTTATCGGTCATTGCGCTTCCTCCATGTGACACATGATACAGCGCCACCCGTTGCAGCCTCAATCGCTACCGCATGGTCAACCGTAGGCAACGCTTTCCCCGACATCCAACGCGACAACGTAGGCTGCGCAATGTTAAGGTTCTTTGCGAACTCATTGGCTGATACACCATTCTTGCGAAGCCACTCACGCAACACCACCCCCTGCGGTTTCTCAAATACCCATCGCTTCTGGCTCGGAACCTTCGGTCGAGAAAAATCCTTGGACATGAGTAGCTGCTGCTGAATAACCATCGTCTGACGCTGCGCTTCGATCACCGCTTTCTGACACTCAAATAAATATTTGAAGTCCGGATTTTCATCAACTTGAGGCTGCGGCTCCGCTTGCATTTCTTTCTTGGGGTTGCCCCTTAAATCATCAACCACAGTTTTATCCAGAAGCGATGGGTGTTTGAAAAAATTCGAAGAAATCCAATCCAAAGTATCCTTCAACATTAACGTCTCGTCCATCTTGAAATACGCTGCAAGCTCCTTAACATACGCTCGCAACAATCTCTCGCTGCACTTGTTATGCTCGACCTTCGTAATCCAAGGTTGGGATCTGTTGATCGCCTTCGCCATAGACGTTTGAGTATAACCCATTTGCTTGCGAAGAACCCGAAGCGGATGATCACGAACCTTGATTTCTTCCTCCTCAGACAAAATTCTCCGGTTCTCACTCGACATCGGTATCCTACCCTCTCGCTTCGCCTTCACTCGAACATCAATCTGTTGAATCCTCTGGTAACTAAGACCCATGTACGAGGCTATCTCCCGATACGTCTGGCCCTTGGTCCTACGCGCCTCCACAATACGCTCCTGTTCCGTCAATGAACCATTCCCTACCCGTTCACCTCTGTTGTCATATAAATTAAGCATTCGCACACTCCTCGCAAATATAAGCATCGTGACCCATTCCAAGCGTCACCACCTCGCCGCAATCACACAACCGCGACACCTCACCGTCACCAGAACACTCGTTACATGGCTCTTGGACCTCGTCCAAATAACCAACATCACGACCAAAACCTTGCGGTCGCGCAACCTCGTAAAATACCTGACCCAACCCGTCACATTCAGAACACGGATCCATGACCGGCGTCTCCATCGCCTCGATCAAAAGGTTTTTGATCTTACCCATTTTCTCCCTCCACCAACTTATAAATGATAGTTCCTACGTCCTCGTAATCCTCCAGCGTACCCCAGTTCACTTCCATGTCAGTGTAACCAAAGTCCGCGTCCTCGAACCGCATCTTAATCACAGCGTCCAACAACGTCTCCGCGGGCATCGTAAAAGGAACCGCGCCACACTCATTCTCGTACCAACCGTTAAGCTCACGCATCCTCCTCGTCCTCCACAGTAATTTCAAAATCGTAAGTATCTTCCCCACCGATACCGTGTTCTGGACCCCAAATGCGATCTTCTAAAGCGATGCGTCGTGCCTCCTCCTCGCTCTCAGCCTCCTCGTAAAAAACGTTTCGCTGCTCAACTACAACACGCCACATTTTGGCCCTCGGCTCGTCAGTGATGTCATTGTAATCTTCCAAGTTTTTCCAACCCGTATGCGAGGCAATCCCCTCAACCGAAAACTCCACATAAACACACAACTTTATACCACCACCAAACATGCGAGCAGCCTTTTCCGCCGTGCAAAAATGATCCCGAATGACCGACGCACTGTATTCCGCAATTCCATTGTCCAATGAATGAACCACAGGACCATCCTTCGTGCTCAACTCAGGTCGGTACACGCCAATATTCAGTACCTCTTGATTAAATAAATATGCCATCAATCTCACTCCACAAAATCCAAATCAAAGCTGTAATACGGCTCAACATATCCCCACTTGCAATCAGGGATCTGCATCGAAGCAAACACAGCCCACTCAAATGGACCCGCCTCAAACGATACATGCCAAACCTTTTCGTACCCCTGCTCCTTGCGCTCCTCTGGGGTCTTGATGTGAACCTCGTAACTCGGATCCATGCCAACCATCTCACACCACTTGCATAACGCTCGATACAACCCCTTCGCCGCACCAGCCTTCGTTTTGTATGACGCCGGATCCCAATCCAACGTCATCGTCCCCTCCTCCAAACAATCAAACTTAAACATCACTCATCCTCCTCATAATGCGAGGCAAGCTCGTGGTAATCAATCTCACCCAAAGCGCAGTTCAATATGTCACCAACAAAGCCGTTGACCCGCGATCCACTGTCCTCAATACGATCCTCAACAACCTGCTCAATATAAGCAGCATCAATCTTAATGCCGTCCTCTTGGTCCATGGTTAAGCTGTCGCCTATCCATAGGTTCACGAGCCACGTTTCTTTGTTCGTCCAACCGTTATAAGACATCACACTCTCCCATAAAAAATATTGTGCAAATCAGCAGGCTTGCTACGGTCCAACTTAAACTCCGAAGTGTAATAACCGTGAATGCGACTGCCCTTGAATACAACAATCTCTGTCACCGGACCTTGGTCCTCGAACACCTCACGATTGCGGAAGTACCTCGCCCGTAGGGCCTTGATCGTTTTCAAGGTGGGGCTCAACAGGACAGTGTCGTCCTCGCATATAGCATTGTATGAATACATTTTAGTCTCCTAGATAAATAATTAGATAGCGAAGCACTTGTGCTTCGAGAACAACTTAATCACAAGTAGACTTGGAAGTCAAGCGCCCCGAGTACAGTATAGACACTTCCCCACAGTTTTTTCGTTTTTTTTTTTTTTCAATCCGAATATGGTGTTCTCACCGTACTCAAGTGTTCTCACCATTGATTTTACTTGTTAAAACTGCCCTCATCTGAGTACACCTTGAGAACACTGAGTACGTTTTGCTGGGGAAAAGTGCTATATAGGGAGCCGTTGCTTTCCAAATCTCATTGTTGTAAATTGTGGTTGGACCACAACCGAGGTGACTATGGGAAAGCTGGAAAAGAAGATCGAAGAGGAGCATGGTCGGACGTTGACCAACCGACAGCGCACCTTTGCAAGACACATCGTCGAAGGAATTTACTCGAACGCGGAGGCTGCTCGAAAGGCTGGTTACTCAGCAGAAGTGGCGAACACCAGCGCGTCGAAGCTGCTTAACGGAAGAGATTACCCCCATGTTTTGGAATATGTGCAGGAGCTCCGAGAGGAGAGGCAGCGCCGTTACGGTGTCACCACCATCGGTCAGCTAGAACGCTTGTACAAGCTGTCCTCTGGGGCAGAGGAGGCGGGACAGTTTTCTGCCGCTATCAATGCCGAAAAGATCCGCGCTGCGTTGGGTGGTCTGACGGTCGATAGACGAGAACAAATCAACACCATCGATCAGATGTCACGGGACGAGATCACAGCCCGACTTGCTGCGTTGCAGAAACAGTATCCGCAAGCCTTTGTGATCGAGGGAACAGCAAAGGACATAACACCAGATGAGCAAGGGACCGGAGGCGAACTTTTGGCAATCGATCAGGACAAATCTGCCGCAGAAGTGCTTCGCCACGAGGATTGAAAACAAGCACGGGGGAGGCGTTCCGGACGTTCACGCGGTATGGGATGGAGTCCCCTTTTGGCTCGAGCTAAAGGTTAGCAATTCAAATGCCGTCCGCGTCTCGCCTCACCAGATCGCGTGGCATATGGCTTATTGGGCTCGAGGAGGGGCAACTTTCTTCTTAGTAAAGGCCCCCTCTTTGAAGAGTATATATTTGTTTGAGGGCGACAAAGGTCCTAGTTTGCATGACCACGGGCTGTCTGGGACTGCTGGGCATCGGTTCGAGGGTTTTGGTTCGATGTTCGAGGCCCTGCGGCCCCTTGCGCAGCGATAAAGCCCTGCGGCCCCTCGCGCCGTTTTTCCTTCGCGAGGCGACCGAGGAACGAGGGAGCCGAGCTCACTAAACATGTGTCGAGGAACGAGACTCAATTTAAACAAATACTTATACCGCGACTAGCGGTATTCTATTTACACTAAACTTTGTCACGCGACTAGCGTGACTCCATGTATGATAGTAGTTGGGGGAGCCGAAGCCCCCCG